CGTGGCCGGAGCAGCATGCGAATTACTACTCGGCAACGCGCCCGGCGCTGTCGCTCGAAGGCTTTTATCGCATCGCGGCGCCGCAGTCGATCGAGCGAGGTTTGCACGACTTACTCGCGCAGCTTCGTGCTCGTTATCCGAATAGTTTCGTGCTCGTGGACGCCGGTTATCGCAGTGACATCGTATCGTCGGTGACCGCGGTACACGATCGCGTCTATCCCGCTTACGGTCGCTACGTTGGTGCGCGCTCGAAGTCTTCGGTCGTTGAACTGACGAAGCCGGGCGACGTAACGGGCAGCGCGTGGCGCATGACCCGCGATCCGGACCGCGCTACGACGAGCGTACTGATCGACACGAACCGTGCAAAGACGAGCGTCGCGAATCTTTTCGCATCGTCTTCGGTTGAGATTGCGCGTACCGTCGATGCGCCGGTCGTGATCGAGCATCTCACGTCGGAGACCGGCGTGGCTACGCAATCGATCTGGCGGCAGTGCGTGGAGTGGTCGCTCTTACCCGCGCGCGAGAACCACTATTTCGACTGCCTCGTGGGCGCACTCGTTGCACGCGAGATTTTCGATTCGCTTGAGTCGAGTTCGTCTTCGGTTTCGGATTCGAGTTCGAACTGGCTTCTCGAAGGACTACTTCGTTATCGTGCGAGGACGATGCTATGATTGACGAGGTGCAGCGGCAGCAGATCATCGAGTCGTTAGTCGAGCAAGCGCGGCAGCCGAAGACGGTTACTGTCGATGGCATGACAGTTCAGTATCGCGACGTGAGCGAGCTACTCGAATTCGTGCGCGAAGTATCGGAGCCGAAAGCGGTGGTCGTGAAGATGAACGCGCCAGGGGCGTTAGGATGATCGGCTGGTTGCGTCGAGTCTTTCGTTCCGATGGCAACGCGTCGTTAGCGCAAGCGAATGTTTCGTTTCGCGCGCGTTACGATGCTGCGGCAACGACTCCGGATAATGCGCAGCACTGGGCCCAGGCGGATGCGCTATCGCCGTCGGCTGCGCTAACGCCGAGTGTGCGGCGCACATTGCGGAATCGATCGCGTTACGAAGTCGCGAACAACAGTTACGCGAATGGCATCGTTTCGACGATCGCGAACTATACGGTCGGTACTGGTCCGGTTCTGCAGGTTCGTACTGCGAACGAAGAGCTGAATCTTCGTTTTGAGCGAGCGTGGTCCGAGTGGTGCGCTGCGGTCGATCTACCCGAGGTTCTGCGAACGATGCGTCGCTGCGTCGTCGTCGATGGCGAGGCCTTCGCGATCCTCTGCGATTATCCGCGGCAGCGAACGAAAGTGAAGCTTGCGGTTCGACTCGTTGAGCCGGAGCAAGTTAGCGAGGGTCCAGTTTCTGCGCTCATGCAACCGGTTGAAGGCATCGTTTTCGATGACTACGGGATGCCAGCGGCGTACCACGTGTTGCGGCGACATCCCGGTGACATCGCGGTTGCAGACATTGATTACTCGTACGAGACGATACCAGCGGACTCCGTCATCCACTACTTCCATCGCGAGCGACCGGGCCAGTGGCGTGGTGTTCCCGAGATCACGCCGGCGTTGCCGCTGTTCTCGATCTTACGTCGATTCACGCTCGCAACTGCAGCTGCGGCCGAGACCGCAGCGAATCTCGCAGCTGTTTTGCAGACTGACTCGGCCGCGTATATTCCGCGCGATGCGGAACGATTCGCACGCGAACTCGTCTGGCAATTCGTCGATCTGCGACCGCGCAGTGCAACCGTGTTGCCACCAGGTTGGCGTCTGTCGCAGATGACGGCGCAGCATCCGACAACGACTTACGGCGACTTCGTGTACCATCTTATGAGCGAGATCGCGAGGTGCCTCAACGTTCCCGTCGTGGTCGCGCTCAACGACTCTTCGCGAGCGAATTTTTCGAGTGGTCGTCTCGATCTTCGCAACTGGTATCGTTCGCTCGAAGTCGAGCGTGCGCGGGTCGAAGCGATCGTGCTCGAACCGCTACTGCGAGCGTTCTATCGTGAGTGGCGCATCGCTGACAGCGAGGCGTCAGCGCTTGTAGGTCTTGGTCGCGATGTACCGGACCACGAGTGGTACTGGCCTGCGCTCGAGGGTGTCGATCCGGAGAAAGAAGCGAAAGCACAACGTTTGCGTCTAGAAAGCGGCCTCACGACATTCGCATACGAGTACGCGAAGCAGGGCCGTGATTGGATGACCGAGCTTCGTCAGCGAGCGAAAGAGTACGCGCTCGCGAGCGAACTCGGTCTCGATTTCCTTTTCGAGAAAGGAGGTAGTAACGATGCCGAAGACGACGAAAAAGTTCCTTCGGATTCGAGCGAAGGCGAGGATTCGCGCGCAGGGTCCTGAAGATGAGCTCGAAGACGAAGACGAAGAAAACGAAAACGAAGTCGTTGCGCAAGACGAAGAGTCGCAGCCAGCGACCGAGGAAACGCAGCCAGCGACTGACGACACTGCGTCAGAACTAAGAAGAATCCAGATCGTCGCGTACACCGGCGGTACGATGACGGTCGAAGGCTGGCCGTTGCCCGTTGTCGTCGATCTTAGCGGTCTCGAGATTCCAACGAGTTCGTTACCAATTCGCTACGCGCATGACGAGTACGCTGGCATCGGGCACACGACGAATATCGCGATCGAGGGCAACGAGATCGTCGCGGACGCTGTGGTCTCGCGCGATACCGAATACTCGCGCGACTTTCTCTCGTCGATCGAGAACGGCTTTCCGTGGAAAGCGTCGATCGGTCTCGAGGTCGTCGAGTATCGCGAGATTCCTGACGGCGCGGAAGTCGAAGTGAACGGTCGTTCGTTTACGGGTCCGCTCTACGTAGTCGATCTCGCGGTTCTCCGCGAAATTTCGATCGTTGATGTCCCTGCGGACATCGGTACGTCAGTCGTGGCCGCGAAAGCCGCTCGGAGGGTTGAAATCGTGAAGCGAATTCTCGGTAAATATCCGCATCTCGCGGAACGTGCGATTCAAGAAAACTGGTCCACGAAGAAGTGCCAGCTCGCAGCGATTCGCGCGAGTCGGCCGAGCAGTCGTGTCGTGCATGCGTTCGATGCCGGCATGGACACGACTGAGGTCCTTACTGCCGCGGTCATGCTCCGTGCCGGCGGTTCGGTTGCGAAGAGCGTCGAGAAGAAGTTCGCACCGCGGATCGTCGATGCCGCATCGAAGTATCGCAACCTTGGTTTGCTGCAGCTTGCGCGTGAGTGCTTGCGAATGGAGGGGCATCGCGTCGATCCGTACTCTTCGCCGGTTGATGTGATTCGCGCGGCGTTCAGCGTGCGATCGTTCCCGAATCTCTTACGCGAATCGGCGTATCGCATCCTTGTTTCGACTTACGAGACGATGCCACCGACGTGTCTGCGGATCGCGCGCATCGTAGAGACCGTGAATTTCATGCCGCACACGCTCGCACGGTTGAACGCATTCGCGCAGTTCGAACGTGTGCCGACGAGCGGTTCGATCGCGCAGGAGCGCATCGGCGATACCGGCTGGCAAGTGAAAGTCGATACATATGGACGGCTGTTTACGATCACGCATCAAGACGTTATCAACGACGATCTCGGCGCGTTCCTCGCAATTCCGCAGGAAGCTGCGCGAGGTGCGATCATTGCGCTCGAGAATCTTTTCTGGAGTACGATCGTAGCGAACCCTGGTGGCTTCTTCAGCGCTGCGAACGCGAACATCATTGCGGGTGCACCGCTTACGATTCCGAATCTCGATCGCGCCGTCGAAAGGATGCTGGCGCAAACGGATCAGTTCGGTCAGCCGGTCTTTGTAAAACCGAGTTTCCTCGTAGTGCCGGTCGGCTTGAAAGCGACCGCCGAGAATCTCTTTACCGGTGTGCGTGTCGTGATCGCGGGCAACGCCAATCGCACGTTACCGGAAGCAAATACTTACGCCGGACAATTCGAGCCGGTCGTTACGCAGTATCTGCCCACGAATGGTGAAAACTCGACATGGTATCTCGTTGCTGATCCAGCGACAACACCAGCATTCGCAGTCGCGTTCTTGCGTGGTCAGGAGACGCCGATTATCGAAGAGGTGCAACCGAGTCCGCAATTCCTCGGTTACTCGGTACGCGCCTACTGGCACTTCGGTGTCGCGCTACTCGACCATCGAGCCGCAGTGCGCGCGACAGTGTGATGACAGCGAGAGACGATGAACACAGTACTCGATGACTTTTTCAAGACACTACTTCGCAGTCGCGGCGTTCGACTTCGGTTGCCGAACGGTTCCGAGATCGATGCCGTAGTCGCACGTCGCGATTCGCAGTCAGTGTCACTCGGCGGCCAAGTCGCAGCCGACACAACAACGCAGTGTTTCGTTGTGCGCGCAAGCGACTTGCCCGCCGGATATTGGCCGCGGGTCGCGGACGAGATCGTCAACGTCGCGACATCGCAGCGGTATATCGTTGTGCGCGCCACCGGTGGCGCGCACGCAACGACTTCGAGTGATCCCTACGGTTTCCTCGTCCGTGTGTGGACGCGGTTGGCATCCTAACGGAGGTAAACAATGAACATTGTTGTCAAGCATCACGATCTCGTAATCCCGTTTATATCCAGCTCCGACCATCCTGCTGGTAGGCTCATATTTATCGGCGATACACCTTTGGTCACACTCGAGCCGGTGAAAGCCGGCGTTCAGTGTGGCGTCGCAGTCGGTGCCGTCATCGAAGGTCCGCGCGAGACTGGCAGCTCATGGACGCAAGGCGCAGTCGTGTACTGGGATGCAGCGAATCAACGATTCACAACGACAGCGACCGGCAATAAGCGTGTCGGCGTAGTAGTCGGTAGTGACGTTTCTGGATCAGCGACTCGCGCACTCGTGTTGATGGATCGATGATCGCGAATCTTCTAGATGCTGTTATCGACGCGATCAACGGTCCGCCACCAGCGGCTTCCGTTGCGGCGTCGAAGACGTGGGCGCATTACTGGGTTCTCGCACGCGAGACGCCCGACGTGTGCGTTGTTACGTTCGTTCGTTCCGAGCGTGAGCGACTTTCGCGATCGCGATTTCGATTCCTTCTCGACGTAGAGATTGTTCGTGCTCGGCCATACGTAGATGCGTCGTCGATCGAGACCGTCGTCAACGACGTGCACTCGATCGCGTCGCGCATCACGAGTCAGGAGGTACTCGAACGAGGTGGCATCGCGTACGCGTTCGAGTCGATCTCGTTTTCCGATCCGCTTTACGAGATCGAGGAAGTATTCGACGAGAGTTCGTTCGTGCGCGCGAGTGTGACTGCGCGTTACGCCGTGTTGGAGTCGTTGTGATGGCATCGGAGTCGATCGTAAAAGTGAAGCAGCTTTTTCTCGACCGGTCAGCGGTCGTGCGTTACTTCGATCGCAAGACGCTGCGCGTTTTCAAGCGGTTCGGTGCGTTCGTGCGACTGGTCGCACAGCGAAGTATGCGGCGACGTAAGACAGCGTCGCCACCGGGACAACCGCCGTCGGTGCGTAAGGGCCAGCTACGAAAGTTTATCTTCTTCTCGCTCGACGAGCGAAAGAAAAGCGTGGTCATCGGGCCGACACTATTACGTCCCGACTCGCCGGTGCCAGCGTTACACGAGCACAGCGGTACACGTCGATACGGCGCACGTGTCGCGAAGTATCCGAAGCGCGAGTACATGAAACCCGCGTTTCGCGAAGGGTTGGCGAGATTATCGCAGTTCTTTAAGGAGGCAAACGCATGAGTCGAACACGACTGGGGCACCTCGCGAAGCTCTACGTCGATAGCGCGAATAACTGGACTACGCCGACGTGGGTCGAGGTGCCGAATGTCAATAATCTGACACTAAATCTTTCGCATGCGACCGCGGACGTGACGACGCGTGCGCATGCAGGCTGGCGCACGCAGGTCGCGACGCTCAAGGAAGCGACGATCGAGTTCGATATGCTGGACGTTGCAGGCGACCCGAGTGTCGCGCAAATTCGTCAGGCGTTTTTCGCTCGCGGCCAGCTCCACGTTCTCTGCTTGAACGGTTCGCGCACCGAGGTCGGTTCGTGGGGCTTGAAGACGCTCGTCGAGGTCACGCGATTCAACCGCGCTGAGCAGATGGGACAAGCGATCGTGATCTCGGTTACGTTCGTAGTGTCGCCGTTACTCGACGGCGGCGTCTATCGTTATCCCGAGTACTTCGAGGTAACGCCCTGATCGCGAGAGGGAACGAATGACACACGAAGTGGAGCAGCAACGATGCGACATCGATTTACGGACGAACATGGCCGCGAGTACGAAGTTGCGCGGATCAGCTTTGCGCGGTACCACGATCTTCGCGATCACGGATTCGATCTTGCGAAGTGGGCCTCGGAAGCGCTCGCGCGCGTAGTGCGGCCAGACACTACGACTGACAGCGTGCAGTCGCAGCGATTCGACTACGAGGAGTTCGTTCGCATACTCGCCGACGGCGCCGTGTTCCGCGATCGCAAGACGGCAGAGGCGTTGTTGACAGTCTTGTGCCGCGATTCGCTTGCGCGGCACGGTGTGACCGCGAACGAAGTTTTCGAGTCGCTCTATGGTCGATCGATCTGGGAAGCCGAAGTCGCGTTCATCTCGAGGATCCTCGATTTTTTCGAGGGCCATCCGATCATGCGCGAAATCCTCGGCGCCGCGTTGAAACTGCTGCTGTCGAAAGTCGAAGCGAGTACTGCGACATCGATTCTTACGTCTGGCACTTCGCCGGCTACCTCGGCGTAGCGCCGTGGGACTTCACGCTCGGCGAATTGCGCGCGATGTACGAAAGTCGATTATTCCACGATCATTGCCACTACGGTATCATCGCGGCAGCGATTGCGAACGCGTTTCGTGGTAGCGAGTCGCCGACGATTCGAGTCGAAGATATTTTCCCGGATGTCGTCGAGTATCTCGAACGATTCGGTGTTCGCGGTGACAACGAGTTGCCGCTACTAAGTAAGGACGATCTAAAGTCGTGGCTAGCCCAGCAGAAATCCGAGCGGGTCGCGCGAGCGTCGAGCTGACGCTGACCGATCGACTGACCGCGGACCTCAACGCGGTTTCGCGTAAGCTCGCAACGTGGGGCGTTGCGTTGCAGGGCATCGGTGCGTCGATACTCGCAGCGTTTCGGCCAGCGCTATCGGTCTTCCAAGAGCAAGAAGCGATAGGTGGCTGGGCGCTGCGCCTGCGTACGTCGGTCGAGCAGTTCTCGAAGCTTACGTCGCTCTTTCGCGTTTGGAACGTGAGCGTTGACGAGCTCGGCGCATCGCTCGAGAGCATGACCGCGAAGCTCGATGCGAAGGCGGTAGCCGAGTTCGGGGACGTGCTCCAGAATCTCGGCGTCATCTCGTTCGCACATCTACCGCTCCAGCAGCGACTCGAAGTCGTGCTCGAGGCGTTGCAGCGTATTCCGGACGAGACGCAGCGTGCGCGTATCGCAGTCGAACTTTTCGGTGATAAGGTCGGCATGTCGCTCGTTTCGATGGGGATGCTTTCGAATGACGCGAAGGAACGACTTGCGAATTTGACCGCGACCACGAGCGAACGAGTGCAACGTGCCACGCAGATCATGCAGTCGTGGCGCGAGATCACGGCTTCGATTTCTGCGGTCTGGTACGAAGTCGCTGCTGCGATTGCGCCGGTGCTCGAGTCGATCGCGGCGTGGCTGAAGAATGCAACTGCGAATCTCGTCGAGTGGGTACGCGCAAATCAAGGCGCTGTCATCGCGATAGCAGCGTTCGCTGCGGGTCTCGTAACTGCGGGCACTGCGCTACTCGCTTTCGCGGGCATCGTGAAACTCGTCTCGATTGCGATTGGCGTTTTTAGCGCGCTCCTCGCTGCACTGAAACTCGTGCTTCTCGCGATCATGAGTCCAATCGGTCTCGTTGTCGCTGGCATCGCTGCGCTCGGCGTGGCCGCGGTCGCGAGCGGCAATAACACGATCGAGAAGTTCCGCGAGCTGAAGACCGACTTGCAAGGACTCGCGACCGACTGGTCGAACTCGATAAAAGCGATCGTGGCGTCGATCAAGTCCGGCGATATCGAGAGCGCGTTCAACATACTCGTAAAGGCGTTAGAACTAACGTGGGCCACGCTGATTCGATCGTTGAAGCGCCTCTGGTGGTCGTTTGTTCGCGATATCTTTCAGTTCTTCGTAAATAACCCGTGGGTGTTGCCGCTCGTCGGTGGCGGCGCAGGGCTTCTTATCGCGGGCCCCGGAGGTGGCCTCGTTGGCGTCGGAGTCGGTGCACTCGCGCAAGGTGCACTCGCACTGAACGCGGAGGAGATCGATAAGTTCTTCGCAGATAAGATCGAAAACGTCGATCGCGCGCGCGTCGACCAGTTGCGCTGGGAACTCGAGCAGATGATCTTGCAGGCGCTAAGGCGACAGCAGCAACAGCAGCAAGAGCAGCAGGGTCCACCGAAGGGTCGCGTCGCAGCGATGGAAGCGGTTTTCGTACCGAAAGAAGACCTCCGAGATATGCTCGCGATTGGCGAAGCGCGCGGCACGTTTACGGCGTTCGCGGCGCGACAGCAGTTTGCGTTCGGCACGCGCACGCAGAAACGCCAAGAAGATCTACTCGCGGATATCCTGAAAGAAGTGCGAAGAGTGCAGCAAGGCGTTGACGCAAACATGAAGGTAAAGTGACATGCCGCACCTTTTATTCAAGATCAACCCCGACGAGCTATCGCTTTCGTATAACCGCACGAGCTATCGAATCAACGTGCACGCGATCGACTATCCTGATGCGATCTCGGTCGCGAACGCGATTTATACGTACACGCCCCCGATTTTCCTCGGACTCACGCGATCGGACGTAGATATTCGCGCGAACGAGGACGGTCGAACCTACGATGTCGCGATCACGTACTCCGCGGAGCCGAGCGACGAGGCGGTCGATGCAAGTCCGCCGTCGGCGACGAAGTCGGCGCCGGCATCGGATACGGTCGATCTCTCGTTCGGCTACTCGATCTCCGCAGAGGCGCAGCAAATCCACGTTACGAGTGCGATTTCGCAGGGTCGTGTCGGCGCTGGCAATGCGACCGCGAGCGGAACGAATCTGCAATGCGTGGCGTTCTCGGAAGTAGTCCCCGACGGCATCGCGGCGAATCCGGTACACGAAGGTCGAACGATTTTCGTGACCGGTGGTCCGTCGACGTGGACGTATGGGCCGTATCGGATCATAGCGCTAAACGGCGCACGTTGGGTTCTCGATCGTAATCCGGCGCCAGTCGGTACGAGTGGCGGTGTGTGGACGATGCCAGCTGATGCGCCGGACTTCGATAACGCGATCAACGTCTCCGAAGATTCGATCGAGGGTTGCGATATCGCTGCGCCGTCGCTCTCATTCGAGCGGCGCATCACGATTCCAGTTGTGAACGTCGCGTATATTCAAACCGTAATGCGTCTAATCGGTAAAGTCAACAAGAAGAAGTTCTACCACTTCGAGCCGGGCGAGGTTCTCTATCTCGGTTGCGTCGCGGATAAAGAGAACGCGAGTGCGTGGAAAGTAACGCACAAGTTTCGAGTCGAGCGCAACCAGCGAAACGTTCGCATCACGAAGGAGATAACGGTGCCGCTCAAGCGTGGCCACGATTATCTCTGGGTCAAGTATCGACCGGTTACGCGTTGGGGCATGGTGGTTCAGGAGCCAGTCGCGGCATACGTCTCGGTCGTCTACGAAGAGGGCGACTTTAGTCTACTCGGTATCGGAACGTGAGGTGCGATCGTGAGCGATCCGTTATCGTTCGTTTCCCCCGGCGATCCGATCGGTGAACTTGCGCGGGCCGATCGGATCAATCTTCTTATCGAATCGGCGCGGCGCGTCTTACGACCGCAGACTTCGCCGAGCGATATCGAGAAAGAGATTTTTCGTGCACTGCAGCCGCATAATATCGTTTACGTGAAGACACCAGTGCCGGCACGCGAATACACGATCTGGCGCATTGCTGGCAACCTTACGTCACCGAGCGCGCTTCTCGCACCGCAAGCGTATCGAGTCGAAGTGCCCGAGGATTCGTGCGATCCGTTCGTCGTGCTTGTCGAGCCGTCGGACGGCGTTACGCTCGCGCGTGCAGCGGTGAGCGGCATCGTTTTCGGTTACGTTCTCGGGCAGGGAAAGTACGCGCACGCGATTCCCGGCGATCCGTATTTCCTCGAAGCGGACGACTACGGACCGGCGCGCATTCTTTATCGCGCCGGCAACTACGCGCTACTTCGACTCGGCGACTCGCGGCACCAGCGACGATGCAAGAAGCTAAAGACGGACGACTACGGCTATGCGTACTACGGTCCTTACGGCTTCGAGATCGAAGACGAAGAAGAGCGAGACGAAGACGAAGAGCGGCAGTGCATCGACTGTCTCGCGAAGCTCTGCGTTGTGCGCGACTACTCGGGCGCGATCGTCGATATTTTCTACGAGGACACAAGTGGCAATCGTGTGCGTGTTCCAGATTGCACGAGCGCGCCGTACGGCGGATCGATTTCGAGTCCGGGTGGTGGTGGCAGCGGCGGAGGCGGAGGCGGTGGCGGATGCTGTCCACAAGACGACAGCGAGTACGTGCTCGAGTACGATTTCGTCGTATTTGGCCAGCAGTACACAGGCGCAATCGATTCGCTATCGTGGTTGAGTGAAGCGCTGTATATACTACCAACCAGCTTAGGTCCATGCAATTCAGGCGATCTAGGAATTGACGGCGCTTTTGTTTGCGATAACGGAAACTATGTTGGCGGTGTTGAAATCAGATGTGGAATAGATAGTTGCCTCATAACTACAAACGATGTTGACATAACTGTTACCGGTTGCCCTGGTAACCCGACGATTTATATTACGATTCTCCCCGGTCGTTGCGCATCCGGTTCGTTCGTACTTAGGCCAGCCTAAATCGAGGTCGTCATGATCGATCCGCTCGAGAACGTCAGCGATCACACTGGCGATCGAAAGTGGGCGCACTGTCTGAACACGATCCGCGCTCACTACGAGGCGCTTGATCGCGTAATTGACCTCGCGCACAACGAACCGTACGTTGGCCACGACAGTGACTTCGGAATCGTTTACGTCGGTGGCGGTCGATATTGGCCTGGCATCGTAGTCGGCGTGCGACTACTTCGTCATCTCGGTTATCGCGGACCGATCGAGGTCTGGCGTGGCCACTACGTTGACGAGGAGCCGATTCGCGAGTTCGACCTAGGCGGTTACGACGTTCGCATCGTCGATGCACTCGAAGTTGCGAAGACGACGCGTCCACGCATTCTTCGCGGCTGGGAAGCGAAGCTGCACGCGATCCGGTACACGAGGTTTCGTCGTGTTCTTTTTCTTGACGCGGACGCGTACTGCGTAGTCGATCCGACGCCGTACTTCGATCGCTTCTCGGACTTCGCGTTTTGGAGCGAAAGTCGGCAGAATATCCGGTGGCACTATGTCTGGCCTTCGCACGAGCGGCGCGACGTAGTCGGTGTGCAAGGCGGTCAGTTCTTCGTCGATCGCGAGAACGCGTGGCCACTCGTTGTCATCGCGGATTGGATTTGCCAGCACAGCGATTTCTATTTTCAGCATCTCTACGGCGATCAGGACGCGTGGCGACTTGCACTCGCGATTACGGAGTCGTCGTACACGATCGTCGGGCCAGCGACGTGGCAGCATCCCGCGTTCGTGTGCGCACTCGATAATCGAAGATTCGTAGTGCATCGACCGGTCTCGAAGCTCTTCCGCGCATGCGACTGGAACGCTCGCGACTGTGCAGTAGATTTCGCGCCGCATTTACCGTTCGAGACGTTCGTGTGGCGCGAGTTTGCGAAGCTCGCCGAACACGAAGTCGAAGAGTGCGAACCTGCGTTTACAAATCTTTACCGACGTGGCGCGACGCGTGTCTTCGATTCGCCAGGAGTGGACGATCGTACATATCTTGCATGCATTGAGACTTTAGCTAAGGCGCACAGTTGGACTAAGATCGTCGATCTTGGATGCGGTAGCGGTCGCATTACGAGAGAGATCGCACGTCGAACTGGAGTCGAAGTCGTTGGTCTCGACTGTGTGCGCGAGATATTGCCGCAGAGCGACCTATCGAATCTTCGCTTCGAGTACGCGAACGCGTTCGAGATCGACTCGATTCCCGATGGCGATGCGCTCCTCGTGAAGGACGTTCTCGCGTACTGGCCGTTTGCACACGTCCGCAGTTGGCTGCGCGAAGTCGTGACGCGATCGAAGTGGCGACACGTCGTGATCACGAACGACATCACGCAGTTCCCGTCCGAGATGCCGTTCGGCCGACATCACGGGATCAACCCCGAGCTGTGTGATTTTTTGCATGAGATCGCGCACGTGCAAATTCGCCTAGAAAACAAGGCGATTTTGTTGATTTCCGTTCGGTGAAACGTCATCGTTTTTGACGACGCGACTACAAAAAATTCGGGTACGAGGTAAGCTACGGTTGCGGGTTCGAGGAATTATGCGAAGTGTGGAGGTGTTTCGATGAAGCCGATTCGCGAAGTCGAGAAGTTACCGCCGCGAGTGATGCTCTACGGCGTCGAAGGCATCGGCAAGACGACGTTCGGCGCGTCGGCACCGAAGCCGATCTTCGTACTAACGGAGGATGGCCTCGGTGATCTCGATGTTGCGCACTTTCCGTTAGCGAAGTCGTACGAAGACGTGCGTCGCGCGCTCTGTTACGTGCGCGACGAAGCGCACGATTTCGAGACGATCGTGCTGGACTCACTCGACTGGCTAGAACGACTTATACATGATTATGTATGTGCAGAACACAATGTCTCAACAATCGAACGTGTAGATGGCGGTTACGGTCGCGGTTACGTGGCGGCGCTCAAAGTCTGGCGCGAGGTTATCGGAATTCTTGACGAGATTCGCGCGCAGCGACGGATGATCGTGATCGGCATCGCGCACGCGAAGGTCGAGCGATTCGAGGACCCGGAGTCGCCGGCGTACGATCGTTATTCGCCGCGGCTGCATAAAACGTCGGCTGCGCTCGTAACCGAGTGGATGGACGCGGTGCTTTTCGCACACTGGCGATACGCTGTCAGGACGGAGACGGGCAACTTCGGCAAGACTCGTGGTGTCGCGGTCGCATCGAAGACGGATTGCGAGCGCGTTATTCGCGTCTCCGGCGGGCCAACGTGTGTGGCGAAGAATCGATACGGACTTACAGGTGAACTTCCTCTCGCGTGGGATGTGTTTGCGAAGGCGATCGGTTACTAAGAGAAAGGAGAAAAGCGATGGCGTTACTACCTGAAGAGTTCGATGCGTCGAGTGTACCGACTCGATTTGGGATGCTGCCCGAAGGTCGCTACGTAGTCGCAGTCACGAAAACCGAATTGCGGTCTTCGATGACCGGCACCGGTCAGTATCTCGCGGTCGAGTTTACCGTGCAAGAACCTGCGGAGTATCTTGGTCGAACGATCCTCGTGCGCGTCAACGTCCTTCACGATAATCCGGTGGCGCGCGAGTACGCGAAGGCCGAGTTGGCTGCGATTTGCACGGCGTGCGGTAAGACGAAGATTTCGGATACGGACGAGCTCCTTCGCTCGCTACTCGTTATCGATCTTCGCTATCGATCGTCGCCGAACGGTACGCAGTATCCGCGAGTCGTGAACTATTATCCGTATCGACTTCCGGAACCGAAGTTAGGCGAGACTAAGGAATCGACGCCGCGGCCACCACGGCGCGGCAACGCGCAGCGATAACATTGTAATGCCACCGAAGCGTAGAGTTGAGCTAGTACTTCCGTACCCGCCGTCGGTAAATTCTTACTGGCGGCACGCGCGAGGTCGTCACTATCTCTCGCGTGCCGCGAAGAACTATCGAGAACTCGTCGTGCTTTCGATTCCGAAAGACGTGCGGTTCGATCGCGAGGTCGAAGTCTTCGTCGAAGTGCGACCGCCGGATAATCGGCGGCGCGACATCGATAACGTTCTGAAAGCGATCCTCGACGTACTCGAGTTTACGGGTCTGATCGCGGACGATTTTCTCGTATCGCGGATCGAAGTCGTTCGTGGCGAAGTGGTACCGCGTGGAGAATGTCATGTCGTCGTCAGCGAAGTACGGTAACTTGCACGCCGCGATTCGTTACGCAGAACTCGGTTACGAAGTGCTGCCGGTCGTAGCGGGCGCGAAGAATCCGCTTACGGAGCACGGCGTTCGCGATGCGACGCTCGATACGAAGACGATCGAGTCGTGGTGGACGCGTTGGCCGAACGCGAATATCGGCATCTCTGCTGCGGACCTCGTTATTATCGATATCGACTCGAAAGGCGATGCACGTTGGCCCGAAGACGAAGATCGAGCATGCGAGCTCGTCGAGAGTGCGCGTGCGATTTCGGTGACGCCGTCAGGCGGTCGTCACTTTTTCTTTCGTCGGCCGGACGGCGTTTCGTGGCGATGCTCGGTACGCAAGCTCGCGGCCAACGTCGACGTGCGTACCGACGGCGGCTACGTCGTGGTACCGCCGAGTAAGCTACTCGCTGGCGCGTACGTGTGGCTCGAAGGTAAAGAACTCGATACCGCTAAGGAGTTTCTTTCGACACCACCGAGGTGGCTGTGCGATCTACTCGATGAACGCGAACGAGAATACGCATCGAAAGTAAATAAATCTGCACAGTTAGATGAGACGCGAGTTATTGAGGAGGGCACGCGGAACGACGTTCTTTTCCGGATCGGTGCGAAGTTGCGTTCGATCGGTTTTGACTTCGAGGAGATTTATTCGGCGTTATCGGTCGTGAATCGAAGACGATGTCGGCCACAGCTTGATGATGTCGAGGTCTGGCGCATTGCGGAGTCGGCATCGCGATACGACGCTAACGCGATCGAGACTGCGCTGGTCGAATGCCGCTATGCACAGATCGTCGAGAGCGAGAAGGTCGAAGACGACATTGTCGAGTTTGCGAAACCGAGCGAGGAGTTCGTGGATCGAGCACCGGGCATTTTGGCCTTGATTTCTAGGTATATTCTCGATACCGCGTATCGACCGCAGCCGATGCTTTCGCTTGGCTCCGCGTTATCGTTCGTGAGCGTGCTCTGCGGCGCGCACTACGTCGTAGACGAGTACGGCACGACGACGAATCTTTACTGCGTTGGCGTCGGGCCATCGGGATGCGGTAAAGAGCGAACGCGGCAAGCGATCCGCGATATCGCGAAGGCCTCAGGAGTGCTCGAGCTAGTTGGCCCCGAGGACATCGCGAGCGGTTCGGGGTTGCTGCGCGCACTCGAGCGAAGTCGTGCGCAGCTTTTTCAGCTCGACGAGTTCGGGCGATTTCTTAGTACGACGCACAACGCGTATTCGAGTCCGCATCTCTATAACGTGACCACACTACTTTTGAAGCTCTATACGTCTGCGAACGTAGTCTTTACTGGAGTCGCGTATGCGGACGTAGATAAGACGCGAGTTATCGATCGACCGCATGTCGCGCTCTGGGGCACAACGGTGCCTGAAGATTTCTTTCGTTCGATCTCGCGCTCATCGATAAAGAGTGGACTTCTTTCGCGAATTCTTCTTTTCGAGAGTCGTGATCGCACGACGCATCAGCGACCGGCGGATAAGACGGTGCCACGCGAAATCGTCGATTTTGTTCGTTCTCTCGGGAACGCGGTCGTGACGTACTCGCGGCCAGCGGGGGCGATTTTCGACTCGTATCTCGAGAAGTACGAGGAGTACGCGTTACGAGTGCGCGAGCCGTATTCGTCGTTATGGGCGCGTGCGTACGAAGCGGCGAGGAAGCTTTCGATTATCGGCGCGGTTGCGGAGGGAAACGTAATCGTACGGGATTCGGTCGCGCAGTGGGCCTGCGAGCTTGCGGAGGCGATCGTAGGTCGAACGATCGCAGTGGTGACGCATAAGCTCGCGGAGAGTGCGTTCGAAGCGAAGCGGAACGAGATACTTGAGTTTATTCGCGAGCGCGGTGAGGTAACGAAGACGGACCTTTGCGCGCGCTTTCGCGGGATTCGGCCGTCGGAGCGGGACGAGATTCTTCGTTCGCTTGCCGAGGAAGAGGAGATCGAGGTCGAGGTCGGGTCGCGTATCGGCGAGCGTGGCCGACCGAAGACGACGGTTCGTTACGTTGGCCGTCGACGAGCGTAGCCGGGGATTATTCGACTTTTACTGCAGATTTTACTACGGGGTCGTTTTGCAACGAAATTTTTGACGCAAGTACCTGCGCAGTAAGAAGATAAGACTACGAAGGCCGTTTTTTTGCAAACTGCACCCCTTCCTTAAATAAGACCCCCCGGAAGCGAGGTCGCGGGTGCGAAAAAACGGCATCGGGGGTTGCACGGGGCGAACGTCGGAGGTAGACTAAGGGCGACACCTCCGAAGCCTCGCAGGGCCCGGCGCTTAGGCGCGTAGCGGGTTCGCGGGGGAGTACTGTCCGCGTATCGCTTCGCTCTTCGCGGACGATCTTTTTCTCTTCGACTTAACTTAAGGAGGTACGTTATGCGTGCGCGATTCCAATCGGATCTCGTTCGCGATCGACTTCGCGCGATACGATCGATCGTGCGCGAGGTCGTACTCGAGCGTCGGATCGTTTTCGTCGAGGCTCGCAACGGGAAGTTATCGTTTTCGACTCGAAGCGGTATCGCGGTCGGCGAGGTGCGGTTCGATGCCGACGACAAGAAGATCGTAATCGAAGAAGAGGGTGCAGCGGCGTTCGACGCGAACGAGTTCGTATCGTCGATCGATCGCGCCGCAGGCGAGGTCGTTGAGATTGCGAATGGCCCGGATCGCGATTACATTCGTTTCGCGGCGACGGAGTACGCATTCCCTAAAGTAGCATACTCGGATCACGATCGAGTTAGCGTTTCGTCTTCGGAGTCGCCGGTCGTTCGTTTCGCGTTCGAGCTCGAGGGTATTTTCGCTCGCACGGTTTTCGCGTCGAAATCGAGCGTACAGTCGAAATCGCGGTTCGTTCTTTATCGAAGCGATAACGACGTTGGCGGCGGTCTTATCGTTTTCTCGACCGACGAAAAGCGATACGCGATTGTTCGCAGCCGCGTGGACGCGAGTGCGGAGTCGAAGGTTCTAGCGTATCTCGATTACGATTCTGCGGCGCTTGCGTACTCGTTTCTCGACGCTTCGGACGAGCGGGTAGAGGTAGGCGTGGATACGAACGGTTGGCTCGTCTTAGCGGGCGAGTCGTTTACTGTCGGCCTCGCGACGTTATCGGTACCGAATAACGGCCATCGCTTTCTCGATTTCGATCGCAAGTTTCGCGCTCGCGTGCATCGTGCGGCCACGGTGCCTTACGAGTCGTTTGTGCGGGCGTATCGGAGTATCGAGCCGGTCGTATCGAAGGAGTGGCGCACGATCGGGTTCGAGTTCGGCGAGTCTTCGATTACGCTTTCTGCGACTTCGGATCTCGGCGTGTCTGCGAAGTCGCGAGTCGATTTCGAATCGATAGTGCCCGCG